AGTTGTCGATCTCGTCGAGCATCTCGTCCATGAAGTCGGCGACCGACTGCGACTTGGTCCCGGTGATCTTGTCGAACGCCATGCGGGCCGCCTTGTCGGCCTCGAGCCGGGTGACGCCAAGCCCGGCCCGTCCGGTCGAATCGAAGATCCAGTCGGACAGGATGGTCATGAACTTGTCGGGCATCGCCGCCAGCTTGTCCTGACGGTAGATGCTGGTGACGTAGTTGACCGAGTTGGACTGGTGCGGGCCGTTCTGGATGGTGTTCTTGAGCACGTTCTCCATGTTGGCGAACTGTCCCATCACCATCGGGTTCGGCGTGTCGCCCTTGTCGGCCTGGCCGTCGACGTAGGCCTTGCGCCGCTCCTCGAGCTTCTGCAGCGACTTCTCGGCCTCGGCGCGGAACAGGTTGACGTCGTTGGCGTCGGCCGCCTTGCGCACCGCCTCGTTGGCCTCGTGCAGGGCGCGGGCGGCGGTGATGACGTGCGGCGTCATTCCGTCGTTCACCCGGTCGACGAAGCCGTCGGCCAGGGCGAAGGTCACGCGCTCGCGGAAGGCGCCGAACTTGAGGTTGGGATCGCCGCCGAACAGGTCGCGGCCCTGCTGTATGAAGGAGCGGCCGATCTCGCGGCCCTCGGCTTCGCTGATCGGCGCGCCGGCCAGCTTGGCGCGGGCCTCGAGCCAGGCGCCGCGGATCTTCTGCTCGGCGATCATCATGACCGGCCGCCACTTCTGGGCGATCTTGGCCTCGACCGGCACGCTGCTCTTTTCCGACAGGACCGGCCGTGTCTCGATCAGCTCCTCGAGCTGGTGGGCGACGTCGCCGGTCACCGTGCTGGCATTGAGCCGGCTCTTGCGGTCGAGCTGGCTGAGCCACGGGCTGTTCGACGGGATGTCTGCGTAGTGGATCGGCGTGCCGTTGATCGCGTTCTGGCCGCGTGCGTAGTCGGGAAAGGCGCTGACCACGAAGTCGCTGACCCCGTTGGGCAGCTGGTCGCCCGAGTACCACACCCGGAAATGGCCGTTGGGTACGCTCGGTACCGGCACCTTCTCGGTGAGGCCGATCTTCTCGGCGACATTCTTGTTCTGCTTCAGCCCGCCGGTGTCGGCCTGGCGCATGACGATCTGGCGGACGATCAGGCTGGGCGAGTTGACGCCGCGCATGCCGGGCGACGTGCCCAGCCCTTCGAGACCGATGCCGGTCGGGGCCAGCCCCTCGGCCTTCAGGCGCGCCTTGTCGAGCGAGGTCGCGGCCCCCGGCACCATTGCCGCCGAGACGCTGCGGCCGATCGAGGTGTCGCCGTTCTCGAGCGGATGGCCGATCGCGTCGTCGAGAACCGAGGGCAGCTCGCCCGGTGCGAACTCCATGTCGACCAGGCGCTTGGGTTCGACGTCAAGGAAGCCGCGGCGACCCTGGGCGGCAACCTCCTCGGGCGTCTGCGGCCGCGTATTGTGCGAGACATAACGCCAGAGCTTGCTGCCGTCGTTGCGCCACAGCACGCCGTTCTCGTCCATGATCTCGGCGCCCGCCCTGGCTGCGCCGGCATGGAAGGTCCGGCCGTCGACATTGACTCTCTCCTGGCCGCGATGGTCGAAGTACACGGTCGTGTAGGGCCGGCCGTTCTCGTCGACCGGAACGCCGGGTGCCGGCTTGCTGACGATGCGCTCGGGACCGGCGGTGACATCCTTGACCGCGGGCTCGGCGTCGCCGCCGACCCAGCCGCGCCGCGAGTGAACGACCGTCTGCTCCTTGGTCAGCGGCGTGTCGGCTGCCGTCTTGACCTTGGCGGCAATCTCCTCCTCGGCCTCGAAGCGGGCTCCCGCCCCCTCGACCACAGCCTGTTCGTCGATCTCGCCGACCCTCCCCGCCGCTGGCTCCGCCTCGGGCAGCGGGCCGCGGACGTGGCGGAACTGCTTGCCGTCCTCGGTCTGGGTGACTTCCCATCGCGTGCCGTTGGCGTCGGTGACGCGCACGCCGACCGGCAGCTCGCCGGCATCCATCGGCCGGGCGACCGTGGCGAGGTGCGAGGTGTCCGGCAGGTTGGGCTTCAGCTCGTCGGGCACCAGCGGCTTGCGCGTCGGCAGGTGGCGAACGCCGACATAGGTGTGAGCACCCTTGGCGAAGGTCGACAGGCCGCCGGCCGCCGCGCCGAGGCCGCCCGAGACGGCGATCAGCATGCCGAGCCCTTCCAGGCTCTCGCTGACATCCATCGACGACGAGGCCATCTGGGCGCCGACGGCGAGGCTGGCGTTGAGCGCGGCGCCTTCGATGGCGTGGCCCATGACGCCCCAGGTCAGCGCCGGGCGGACCCCGGCGTTGAGCGCCCGGGCGATTTGGACCGAGCGGGTAACCCCGGCCGTGGCCGGCAGGACGATCGTCGGGTCGGCGGCACTGCCGAGCAGCTGGACCGTGCCCTGGCCGGGGAAGTAGGTGCTCTCGAGTTCCTTCTGCCGGTAGTCGGCCTGGATGAGCTGGAGCACCCGCAGGCGGGTTTCCTCGGGCGACTGGCTGTCGAAGAAGCGCCAGATCTCGTTCTGCCAGCGCTTGTCGGCAAGCTGCGGATCGCTGAAGGCACTGTAGCCCGGCTTGGGCCGCCAGTCGGGCATGCCCATCTCACTGTTGACCTGGCCGATCTGCTCCTCGCGCCGCAGCCAGACGCCGAGCGGGGTCATGCCGAAGCCGCTCTTGAGGGCGGTCCAGGCGTCGCCGTTCCAGGTCGGCGGCAGGTTCCAGTCCTCCTTGAGCACCGGCGCGATCGGCGCGTCCCCGGGCTTGAGCAGGAGGGCGCGCTGGCGGGCCATCTCCTGCTGGCGATCGAGCTCGTCGGGCGGCCGGCCCGGGCCGGCGACATCGAAGGCAAAGCGCAGGGGGCCGCTGCCGAAGAACGATTCGGAGAGAGTCTTGGTGATGTCGCGGTTGGGATCGAGCCCCGCGACCGCGCCGCGCAGGCGGTCGCGATCGGTCGGCACCGCCGTGCTGATCCGGTTGGGGACATAGGCGTCGGCGTAGGGATCGTCCGGCGACGGCGGATCGAGCGGGTCGAGCGGGTTGGCCATCTAGGGCTTCTTCACGGAGCCAAAGGGTACGGTCGGCTGGGGACGGCCGGGACGCGTGGTTGCCGCCTTGCGTTCCTCGGCCGTGCGGGCAGCGGCGATGGCCGCCTGCTCCGCCAGAACCTCCGGCGGGATCTGCTGGGCGGGGTAGGGAGCCGAGACATCGGGTGGCGCCTTGTAGGACGGCGTCGTCGTGGCGTAGAGCCGGCGCTTGTCCGGCTGGGCACCCTGGTTGATGACCGAGATCACGCCGTGCTCGCGCATTGCCTGGGCGAAGGCCGGTCGCGCCATCCTGTCCCACATCTCGTCGTCGACGCCCTGGATGGTGCCGACCACCGAGCGCGTCCAGCGCACGATGTCGACCCAGGTCTGGCTGGGGTCCTTGGAGCGGTCCGACAGGTCGACCATCTTGGCGGCCAGCTCGGCGGCATACTCGGGACGATTGAACTGCAGCGTCCACAGCTTGGTGAACAGGCCGCCGAGGCCCTGACTGTTGACGTCCATCTGCTTGGCGATTGCGGTGGCCATCGGTCCGAGCTCGAGCGGCCAGCGCTTGTCCTCGGGATCGACATAGCCGAACTCGATCGGCGCCTGCCCGCCGTAGGCCTTCATCGACGCCTTGTAGAGCATCTTGCCGTCGCGGGCGCGTACCCCGGTAACCTCCATGGTGCCGGGGATGGCCAGGGCGGCCTTGTCGGGGTGGAGCGCCGTCAGGGCCGATTCGGTGACGATGTTGAGCGTCTTGTCGTCCCAGCTGATGCCGTGCTTGTTGCGCAGGGTCTGGTTGTAGCCGTCGAGAAAGAGAACCGTGCTGTCCTTGCCGCTCGACGGGTCCTTCTCGACCCGCGACGAGATGCGGTCCTTGAACTGGTTGATGAAGGACAGCATCGCCTGCTCTTCGTTCTGGAAGCCGTGCTTGTCGTTGATCGCCTTGAACTTCGGGTCGTAGTAGTTGGTCTTGTAGTCGACATACTCCTTCTGGAAATCGGGCGAGCCGTAGAGGCTCTCGCCGGTCGTGCCGGCCGGCAGCTTGCTGCCCAGCAGCTTGCGGGTTCCCTCGTTCTGGAACTCGGGGAAGCGCATGTTCCACTCCGGCCCCATCAGGCCGAACCACGAGATGCTGGCCCGGTTCCAGCTCGCCAGCAGGCCGTCGGGATTGGCCATCGCATCGTTGACCTTGGCGTTGATCTGGCTGAGCTGGGTGAGCTTGTCGTTGTCGGCCGCCGACATATCGCGGTTGCGGGCGTTCCTCTCGCGACCCTTCTTGATCTGCTCCGGCGTGGCGCCGTTCTCGCTGGCGTAGCCCTTCTCGTAGGTGTCGACGTTCTCCATGACGTCGGCGCCGAAGGTGCTGAGCGCCATCTCCCAGACCATGTTGCGGGTCGCCAGCACGTCGTCGCCGTGCTTGCCGCCGTGCAGCTTGCGCCAGATGTCCATGGTGCCGCGCACCATGCCGACCGCGATCTTCTGGTCGTCGCGGTTGATGGTGTCGGGCTGGGCCTGCAGCAGCTCGACATACTCCTTGGGCACGTAGCTCTTGCTGGCGACGTGCTCGTGCAGGGTCTTCATGTCGGTCGGGGTCAGCGCGACCGGCGCGGCGCTGACGATGCCCTGGCTGTTGACCTTGGTGTTGGGGCCGGCCGGAACGCCCGACGGCAGGCCGAGGCCGTTGGGATCGCGGGCCAGCGCTTCCATCGCCTTGACCTGCATCGGCGAGGGGATGTCGCCCTTGGCGACCGCGGCATAGCCGGCCGCCGCATGGGCGCGCATCTGCTTGCCCCTGATGAAGTTCTGCTCGCCCTCCGCCATGTTGGCGAGGGCTTCGCCGGTGGTGATGCCGCCGGCCCCGCCGATCGCCCCGGTGTCGATGGCCTCGCGGAAGATCTCGTCGTGGAAGCGCGGGTCGACCTGCCCGGTCTTGACCCGGTGCCAGGCCTGGGCGCGGTCGAAGGTCAGGGCCTCGGCGGTATGCTCGGCGCGCCCGCGCTGGGCCGCCGACAGCATCTGGGCATAGACCGGGTCGGTCCGCGCCTTGTCGTTGACGTAGCTGCTGCTGATGATGTCGCCCAGGTCGGCATAGCCCTGGTCCTTGATCGCCCGCGTGGCGCCGTGCTGGACATTGTTGAGCGCCGTCGAGGCCGCCGCCTGGTAGGAACTCTGGATGCCGGCGTTGGTCTGGCGCACGAACTCGGCGCCCTGCTGGGTGGTGGCGGCGATCGAGTTCTCGACCACGCCGGCCCCGGCCGTGAGGATCTGCAGCTTCTGTGTATTGGACAGCCCGAACATATCCATCGACTTGCGCGTGTTGAGCGCCGACAGCTCGCGGGCCTTCTCCTGCTCGTCGAGATCGGGGTTGGTGGCGATGGCGCGGGCTGCGAGGTCGTGGCCGGCCGCTTTCTGGCCGATCGCATGGGCCTGGGCGGCCTGGGCCGACTGGCTGATCGTGCCGCCCCGTCCGGCATAGCCGTTCAGGATGGTGCGGAACTCGGTCGCCCACCGGCTGTAGCCCGGCGTCTTGAGGATCTCCTCGATCTGGTGCAGCGCGGCGCCCTGGGCATTGTCGCCCGGCGCGCTGGCGGCGATGGTCGCCGAGATCTGCTTGCCGACCTTGTGGACCTCGGCCGCCTTCGCGAGGAAGTCGATCTTGTCCTCGATCTGGTCGGGCTGCATGCCCGACTGGCTGAGCTTCTTGCGGTGGTCATCGAGGATTTTCTGGAAGTTGGCGTCGTTTGCCGTCCGGTCCTTGCCCGAGAACAGGACGTTCGAGCGGTCGAGGACGATCTGCTGCTCGTCGGCCGGCAGGGTGGCGGTGATGCCGGCGATGTCGGCGCGGGCCTTGCCGGCCTGGGCCGACTGCCTGGCGCCGTTGAGGATGCCGGAGAACTGCGGCCGCAGCTGGTCGGCGAAGTGCGCCGGCATGTTCTTGAGGGTTTCGTCGACATAAGGCTGCAGGTCGGCGAAGACAGCGGCAGGGTTGGCCGGGTTCTTGATCAGCGCCGCATCGACGCGTCGGTTGATGTCGGCGACGGCGGCAGTGCGGTAGGTGGCGAAGGCGGCCTCGTCGAACGCCTTGTTGTAGACCAGCCCGCCCCAGCCCTTGCTTTCCTCGCTGTAGACCGGCTTGCCGTCGGCGTCGACCGTCACCGACTTGGCGGCGTCGCGCTGCGCCATCTTGAGCGCCTCGTCGCGCATGATGTTGGCGCTGAACTGCTGGACCTGGCCGGCGATCTCGCCGGTCGCCGTGGCGCTCCTGCCCTGCTGGTTGGCGAGTGCCTGCTCGGCCTGGACGTCGACCGGGCTGGTGCCCGGTGTCGGCTGGATCGTCGTGCTCGAGTCGTCGATGCGCTGGATCGGCTGGGCCATGACTACACCATCCGTGCGCCGGCGCCGCCGGCACTGGAGGCGACGCCCGGCGCGCCGCCGCCTGCTGCTGCGCCGCCCATGCTCGGCATGGCGGCGTACATCGCCATGCTCGAGGCGCCCCTGAAGATGGTGCCCCACATCGCCGCGTCGGCGGCCGAGCGGGCATCCCTGCCCGCCTGCACGTAGGTCTCGGCGGCGTCGCGGCCGTACTTCGCCTGGCGGCGCAGCCGCGCCTGCTGGCTGGCGCCGTTGTAGGCGATGTTGGCCATGCCGCGACCGACCACGGCCAGGTTCTGCTCGCGGATGGCTTCGGTCGTTGCCGAGTCCGCGGTCAGGCCGGCCGCCGCCCGGCGCGATTCATTGGAGGCCAGCATGCTCTGCAGCTGGTCCATGCGCTGGGCTTCGGCCTGCTGGGCCTGGACGCCGACCTCCTTGGCCTGCTCCTCGGTTTCGGCAGCCTGGCGCAGGGCGGCGGTGCCCTGGGAGTTCATGGCGTTCTGGTCGGCCACGCCCTTGTCCTGCGCCCCCTTGGCGCCGGCAAACGTCGAGAGCGCCGTCAGTCCTACCGCCGCAGCCATCATCCACATGGCTAGAACTCCACGTCGAGGTTGGCCGACAAGAGGTTGAACGGCCCGTTGCCGTTCTGCGAGACGTCGACCTGGCCGAGGTCGTCCCAGCCCAGCATGAAGACCTCGACGTTGCCGGTGATCGGCTCTGCTGCCAGCCCGAGGTCGAGGTGGGCCTTGGTGTTGAGCACCTTGGTCCGCCGCACCGTCATGGCGAGCGTCCGGTCGACCCTGAGGTTGGCACAGACGATGCGCCGCGGCTGGCCCGGCGTCGGCCCGTCGGGCAGTCCCATTTCGGGCGGCAGGGTGCGGACGTAGGGCGTGAAGCCCAGCCCGCCCTCGACCGTGGTCGCCGGCACGTTGATCGAGACCTGGCCGGCGATGTCGACCAGGTGCAGGCCGATGTCGCTGGCGCCGTCGACGACGATGCTGATTTCCATGCCGATGAAGCGGTCGAAGTTGCTCCACACATGGTCCTGGCCGGAGGGGCCGACATAGACGCCGAAGCTCGAGCCGTCGAGCAGGCGGTGCTGCTCGAGCTTTTCCAGCCACATCACCGGGGTGCCGTTGATGACGCGCTGGACGAGGAAGAAGGCGCGGTTGTCGACGGCGCAGGCGGTCTGGAAGACGCCGTCGGTACTGTGCATCGACCACGCCACGATCTTCTCCGAGCGCATCATGGTGAGGCTGGCGATCTGGCCGTCGGTGCGCACGATCAGGGCGGTCGCCGCCGCCTGGTCGGGGTCCTCCATCTGGACGGCCAGCCATTTGGGAAAGTCCATCAGGTGGTGGGCGACGAAGGAGAGGTCGGGCGCCGAGTAGCCCTTCTCGCCCCACACCAGCTGGCGCAGGTGGCTGCCGTTGCGGCTGACGAACAGGGTGGCGCCGTCGAACTCGACCGGGGTGATGCCGGGCAGGCTGCCGTAGAAGGTCTGCGGGATCACCGCGATGGTGGTCGGCGTCAGCGCCGCGGTGTCCTCGCCGCGGGGAATGAAATACTCGCCCTCGCTGGTGAAGATCTGGACGTGCTCGGCGCCGATCACGCTCTGGATCGTCGGCGTCCGCCGGCCGGAGACGCCGACCGAGATGGCGTCGTCGTCGAGCCCGCTGCCGACGTCGAAGTTGAAGGGCGCCTCGAGCCGCGAGAAGTTGAGGCGGTTGGGTGAGCTGCGTCCGCCGCCGAAGATCAGGCGGCTCTGGTAGCCGCCGACGCAGTGCGGCCAGCCGCGCACGGCCGAGTACATCTGCTCCTTCCACGCCACGGTCTGGGTGAACTGGCTCCAGTACTCGACGTTGGGCCCGCCGCCCGAGCTGGTGGTGAGCGCCGGCGGGTCGGTGCCCGTGAGGTTGGAGCTGAAGCCCCAGTTCGAGGCGTCGACATAGGTCAGCGCCTTGGGTCCGTTGATCTGCTGGTAAGCGACCTGCATGAACGGCACGGCGTTGATCAGGGTCACCGTGTAGCCGGCGAGGAAGTCGTGATAGGGGTCGTAGACGGTGACGATGTTGGTGCCCTGGTAGACCGTCATCGGGTTCTCGACCAGCGGCAGCCGGTAGTTGGCCGAGCGCAGCACGCCGACCAGGTGCGTGGTGTTGTTGTAGCCGATGATTTCCCACTGGGCGTTGCCGATCTGGAACATCGTGCCGACGTGGAGGACCGAGAGCACCGGCTCGACGGTCTGGATGTCGGCCTGGGCGCCCGGCACGAAACCGAGCACCGGGTCGTAGCCGCTGATCGCCGAGACGCGGATCACCACGTCGGGCCGGGCGTACTTGTGATAGGGCTGCCAGATCGGCGCTTCACTGCCCGAAACGGTGCGGTCGTAGCGGTAGGGCTCGATCACGAAGCTCGACGCGCCGGTCCGCACGATCTGGTGGGGCGGCAGGTCGGGATGGGCGACGAAGGCGTAGTCGCCCTGGCAGTAGACCGACAGGCGGCCCAGCATGGTGAGGTCCCACGGTGCTGAGTAGATGCCGATCAGCCCGCCGGTCACCCCGTCATGGATGCGCAGGAAGGCGTTGGAGAACAGCAGCTGGTACGTCTGGTCGGCGTTGAAGATCCATTCGTTGTGCTGGTAGGTGTCGTTGGGCACGTCGATGCAGAAGCCCAGGCCGCCGCGCCGGCGCAGGCCGCCGCCCGACAGGGGCCGGACATTGCGCGCCAGGGCAGCGCCATTGTTGTAGACCGGCAGGTCGGTGCGGCCGAGCAGGTCTGGCGTGATCTCTCCCGAGGTGAAGTTGGTCTGGAGCTTGCGGATGGTCATCAGTATGGCCTGCCGCCGAGCCTCGCCGAGCGGGTCTTCACCAGCCTTATCTTCTGGGTCGTCTGCTGCTGGCTGTCGCGGGTCCGGCTTCTCGCGAGCTGTCGCTCGGCCTCGCCCATCAGGGCGTTGGCCATCTCGCCGTTGCGCGTGATCGAGCCGGCGAGGAAGCCAGCGATGCGGACGATGGCGTAGAGGCGGAACCACGGCGGCCACTGGCTCTCGGGCATCCGCCACAGTGCCTCGAGCTCGGGCTCCTGGCTGTCGGAGCCGTTGAGCCAGAGCTGCTCGTTGTAGAGGCGGTAGTGGCCGACCAGGCTGCCACCGAGATAGAGGGTGCGGACCTGCAGCGGGCGGGGGTCGTTGGGCAGGGCGTAGGCGTGGGAGAAATTGACGGCGGGCGCGGGGTCGAGCTGCGGGCCGAGGGGCCGGGTGAACGTCGCGAAGCGCCACGGGTGGATGGTCAGGCAGTCCTCGACGATGTCCTCGTAGATGTCGGTGAGCGTGATCGCGACCTCGCTGTCGGTGTCGTCGAACGAGCTGATCTTGGAGCAGCCGGCCATGACGCAGGCGCGCTGGGCGATCTCGATGTCCGAGGTGCTGGCCTTGGGCATGGTTGCTCCCAAAAAGAGAGCGGAGCCTTGCAGCCCCGCCCCGAGGTGTACCCCTCGCTTTGCGGGGCGAGGCTGCTAAGCGCTTTTGACCGCGACGGTGACGCCGGCCGAGGTCGCCGTCAGGACGACGAGGATCGTCATGTCGGTGACCACCGCGGTCGCATTGGCGGCGCGGCTGAAGATGAAGTCACCGACCTGGAGCTGGCTGTAGGCCGGCAGGAAGTAGTTGGCGGCGATGGTCGCTGCCTGGGTGTCGGTCGTGGTGTAGCTCCACAGGCGGGGTGCCCTTCCGGGGCCGCCCATGTAGGCGAGGTTTGCGCGATTGAGTGCCATGAGACTGTTCCTTCTGAGGGTACAGGGGAGGATTGTGGGAGGGGCCGGATCGCCCCTCCCACCGGGGACGTGCGCTGCGGGGTTATTTCTTGAGCGTGCACTTCACGGCACCGCGCTCGTCGAGCAGCACGGCATTCATCTGCATCTTGTTGAGCACGAAGTTGGAGTCCTTGAAGTTGTGGTACTGGATGGTGCTCTGCACGTCGGCGCCGACCGCCAGAGCGGTGGACTGCCGGTGGTAGGCGTAGCACACGGTGTTCACGCCCGAGGTGTCGATGCCCGAGAACGGAATCCAGTTGAAGCCGAGCCAGGTCTTGGCGACGGCGCCCTGGGTCAGCACGTTGGTGTCGCCGACATAGGAGCTGCGGTTGAACTGGTCGATGGTGGCGAGCCGGCCCCAGTTGAAGTAGTCGATGATGACGAAGCGGTCGGACGCCCCTTCCGGGATGTCGTTGATGCCGAAGCGGGCGACCAGCGCGGTCGCCCACGCCAGCGTCGCCCCGTTGGTCGTCTCGTCGAGCACGTTGGTGCTGGTCGAGAGCGCCGCCAGAATCTGCTCGTCGGTCTTGCGGCCGAGCGCCCGGGCGCCCGACTCCTGGGCGGCCATCATCTCGTCGTGGTTGACCCGGAGCATGTCGAGGTCGTCGATCCACTCGCCGGCGAACCAGTCTTCCAGGGTCACCGAGACGTTGGTGTGGTCGAGGTTCATCGGCGGCACGTCGCCGTTGCGGGCTTTCTGGGTCGCCGTGCCGGTGCCCATCTTCTGGAACGTGGTCTTGTTCTTGACGCCCGAGCGGTAGCGCACGGTGTTGCGCAGGTACGAGCCCATGCGCTGGTAGGCGAGCATGACGCCCTGCTCGTATTCCTGAATGAAACTGGCGTCGATTGTGTTGGCGGCCATAGGGAACTCCGTCGCTGATGCAGTTGGATGCACCTCGAACGGTTGTTCCTGCCGGAGAGCAGTCCGGTTCTCCCGAAGGGCCGGAGCTTAGGCCTGCATGGGCCGCGGGGTCCGCGACCCTAGCACGAAGCTCAACCCTGCTGAAAGCGCTCCAGGATCGACAGCACCTTCTTGTCGGCTTCGACCAGAAGGGTGTGCAGAGCCATCAGCTCGTCGCGGGATGCGCTGGTGGCAATCGAGTAGTGCTGGGCCTGGGTGACGCCGCCATCGGCCGGCAGGGGTGCCGGGGCCGGGTTGGCCGTGCTGCCGACCGGCGGATCGGCGACGTTCGGATCGAAGGCATAGCCCTGGTCGGCGGCCTGGCGGCGGCGGCTTTCCTCGGCGCCGGGTCCCTGGCTGTAGATCTGTTCGGCCATCGGTATCTCCTAGTGGTTGGCAAGCTTGCGGAATCCGGCTCGCACCTGGGCAATGAAACGCGGGTCCTTCTCACGCCAGTACTTCTCGTCCTTCATCATGGCAGCCAGATCGTCTTTCGTCAGGTTCTCCTTGAAGCCCGCGCCCGAGTCGTCGGGCACGAACGAGGGCTCGCCCGACAGCGTCATCACATGCTCGAACATCTTTACCAGCTCGGCGGTTGCCGGAATCCTGGCGAAGGTGTTGTACAGCTCCTGCGGCAGGTGTCCGCGGGCCCAGCCGTCGATCCGCCCGAGCCGCTGGTCGGCCTGCGGCCCGAGCGCCTCGCCCTCCTTGGCCCAGTCGGGGCCGCGGGTCATGTCGACCTTGATGTAGTCGCCGACAAGCTTCTCGAACTTGGCCTGCGGGATCTTCATTTCCCAGGCGACGTTCTGGAACCACTTGGTCAGCGGGTCGTCGGGGTTGAGCTGGATTTCCTTGCCGTCCTTGGCCTTGATCGGCGTGAAGGTGTAGTCGACCGGCGCCTTGGGCAGGCCCTTGGACTGCTCGGCCTCGAGTTCGCCTTTCAGCTCGGCCTTGATTTCGTCGCGCCGGGTGAACTGCTTGCGCTCGAGTTCCCTGTAGGACTTGGCGAGGTCTTCCTCGCTCTTGAACTTGGCGGGCAGCCAGTCGGGCTTGCCGTCGTCGCGGGGCTTGGCCGGCTCATCGGGCAAGGGCCCCTCGCCACCCCCTAGCTTGCGGGCGCCACCAGGTGCCACAGCAGCACTGCCAGTCCCAGCACCACCGTCCACGACACCGCCAGTCCCAGCATTATCAGGAGGAACCCCTCCCTTATCCGCACCTTCACTGCCCGACTCCCCTCCTTGGCTCACTGATGGGTCGCTCATTGGTTCTCTCCACGCTCTTGCGATGGTTCTGCATGCGCTGGCGGATCACGCCGACCAGCCAGCGGGCGCCTTCGAGGTGGCGCAGGTGGTCGTTGGTGCAGTCCGGGCCGAGCACGCGGCGCGTCGTGATGCTCTCGAGGTAGGCCAGGGCGCGAGGCCCTGCCCCACCCGAGAAGCATCCGTCGAGCAGGCTGTCGATTTCGGCGCTGGTGTCGCGGCCGTAACTGAACCCGTCGGGCCCAGTTACCATTTCCGATTTCGGCCGCTCCGCCACTTAGGCCGGCTTGGGCTGCGGCGTCTCCGGCAGGCCCTGGTCGGGACGGGCGCCCGAGCCCGGCAGGCTGTTGTCGGGACGGTTGGGCGGCGTCGGCGACGGCAGCGGCCGCGGCGGCGCCGGATCGCCCGGCTTGATCGCGGCGTAGTGCCAGACCCCGCCCTGGTCGCGGATCAGGATGACGACCTCGCCGGGACCGACCTGGGGCGGCGGGCCGCTCGGCAGGCTGTTGTCGGGAAAGGCCGGGTTGCCCGAGCCCGGCGGGCGGTTGCCGGGATGGAGGCCCTGTCCGGGCAGGCTGTTGTCGGGACGGCCGCCGGGACGGCTGCCGGGAAGCTCGTTGCCGGGGCGATCGGGACGCGGACGGCCCTGGCCGTAGTCGGGGTCGGTGCCGCCGCCGGGCTGGCCGAAGCCAGGGTCGGTCGGCTGGAGAAAGTGGATGTGATAGAGGTCCGAGCCCTGCGACATCTTGTGGATCGTTGCCATCGGCATCTTGGGATTTCCTTATCCTGACGGTGAGGTCTTGAGGCCGCCTTCGACGGCGGTCTTCATCAGCTCCGGCATGGTGCCGGTTTGGGCGGCCGCGTCGACGATGTTGGCCAGCTTGGCCTTGATCGCGGTCTGGCTCGAAATCAGGTGGGCCGGCATCCCGAACTTGCGGGTCAGCCAGTCCAGGGTCGGGGCGGGCTCGAGCACGACCTGGCTCATGCCCGGCCCCATCGTGCCGTTGATGACCTGGGTGTACTGGATGAAGTTGGA